AAAAACTCACACTATTTGCACATGGCAAAGTTTAAATGTAATTAATAAAAAATTCAAAGATGCTGAGAGTGATTTAAGTTTGGCAGATTTTGCAGAAGATGTTGTGTGTATAATTATTGATGAAGTTCATCAAGCAAAAGCTGATGTGTTAAAGCAATTGCTGACAGGCCCATTTGCCAGTATTCCTTTGCGTTTTGGATTGACAGGAACAGTGCCAAAGGACGACTGGGCATATGCAGCACTCAAAGCCAGTATAGGGCCTGTCAGCAGGCGTCTGGGTGCTGCTGAACTGCAAGACAAGGGCGTCTTAGCAGAATGCCAAGTAAATGTTATACAGCTAGAAGACAATGTTGTCTACAATGATTATCAGAGTGAATTAAAGTTTTTAACAAGTAATTCTGAAAGAATGGATTACCTAGCAAAAATGATTAGCAATATAAAAGACAGTGGAAACACACTTGTGTTAGTTGATAGGATTAAAGCTGGAGACATGCTATTAGAAAGGTTAGGAGATGAGTGCGTATTTGTATCTGGATCTACTAAATCTAAAATGCGACAAGAAACATACGCTGATGTTCAAACGGCGGATGGCAAAGTTATTGTGGCTACTTATGGCGTTGCTAGTGTTGGTATCAACATTCCAAGGATATTTAACCTTGTACTAGTAGAACCAGGAAAAAGCTTTGTCAGAGTTATTCAAAGCATTGGTAGGGGCATTAGAAAAGCTGAGGATAAAGAACATGTGGAAATATGGGATATAGCTAGTACAGCTAAATTTAGTAAACGGCACCTCACTGAAAGGAAAAAGTTTTACAATGAGGCACGTTATCCGTTTACAATTAAAAAGATGAAGTATTAAGGTGCAGGATCTGCAGATTCAAAATCGTCTTCATCTGTAGTAGCTGAAGTCATTGTGGTATCATCTCCAGCTTCTTCCATTTCTACTTGTCCACTAACAGCATTAAAGTCAGCAAATCCCCAAGGAATTGTTTGTCCATTTTCGTCCACAATTAAATGAGCAGTAATTTTAGCTACCTGAACTGCATTACCAGCATCATTTTTTACTGTAATAGACATTTCGCCTTCTGCATTAATTTGAGCTGCATCTTCTGTTACTAGTTTACAATCTTTAATAGTAACACCATCAGTTACTCTAAATTTTTTGGTTCCTAATTGTTTAATAATCCAACCAGGTTTTGCTGTGCTACCATCATAAAATCTTACTTTGATTTCATTACCTGCTGCTGTAGGAGGTCCGAAATATTTTTTGTTAATTGGTCTTCCCATTTTTTTCTCCTTAATGACGTTCTAGGTCTACGCTGTGGGGACAGCATAAGTCCGCCCCTGTGCGGCACAAACTTATAAAGTATTTAGTTGATTTTTGTAAATATGTTTGCTAATATAAGAGTTAAATGAGGTTATCATGCTTATAAACACAATAGATAAAAATATGGATCTTAATTTTATTTCTGATGAAATAGAAGAAGATATACGTTTTATGGTTTTGGATTTTACCAATCAACCTGAATTAGATTACATTTACACACCACTAGTTTTTTTAGAAAGCTTTAATGCACCATGCGCTTTGTTGCAAATAGGAGAATATAATCTAGAAGTTCCACTGGATTGGAGTGTAATTATTGCTGATCAATTTTTAGGGCAAAGTGAAATAATCAGTATCATGCAAATAGCTGACAGAGGTTTTAGTGCATTTTCAATTAATCCAGATCATGTAAAACCTGAATTTTTACCAATTAATTTAAAAACAGTATATAATGAAAAGAAATGGTATTTGCCTAAATTAAAAACTGGACATATGTTAGCGGTACCGCTTAGTTTAAAAAGCGACAGCTTGTGTGTGTTTTTTGCAAAAGATTTAACAAAAATAAATGATGTAATACAGATAGATCAATTATGGCTATGATACACATAAAAGAATTAACTAGAGCTGTCGATACCAAAAATAGAAATTGGTACAATGAATTATCAGAAGCTGAAAAAACTGAATTTAGTGCATGGAAAACCATGCGTTTTATAAGTGCAAATGTAAAAGACAATGAACACGATTTAGGATTATATTTAACAAATGAGATTGTTAATGTTAATTTTAATAGCTTGACAAAACATCCAGAATTACAGTGGAAACTATTGACATGTGTAGGCACAGGAAAAGTTTCTTATCATCCCTGGATCAGTCCAGGTAAAAGAGTAAAAAAAGATCAGTTATTAGAGTGGTTTAAAAATAATTTTAGGAATGAAAAAATTAGTAATTTGGAAGTTCTTGTACAGTTATCAGAAAAAAATGAAATATTAGAATATGCTGAACATCAAGGATGTACAGATAAAAAATTAAAAGAGCTTAGTAAAATTTTAAATGACTAAGAAAAAATTTCGATGTAATTTTTGTAAAAAAACTTTTAGCAGAGAACAGACATTACTTACACATAGTTGTATTTATAGATCAAGATATCAAGACAAAGACAATCCAGATGTAATTTTAGCTTTTACAATATACAAAAAAATTGTTGATCCTGCAGGAAATAAAAAAATACATTTTGATAAATTTATATATAATAAACTTTATACGAGTTTAATAAAAATGGTTCGTTGGATTAAAGAAAATAAGTTATATAATTCTCAAGAGTATATTGATTGGTTGATTAAAAATAGTGTAAATTTAAATAATTGGAATAAGGAAACCACCTATCAAAATTTTATATATAATTTTTTACAAACAGAAACTCCAGAAAGAGCCGTAGAGAGATTTGTAATTCTTGCAGAAGAATGGGCTATAGATACCAATAATTACTGGCAAGAGATTTTTACAAAAGCAAACACAAACTGGATTTGTCATAAAATACAAATGGGAGTGATTAGTCCATGGATTTACTTGGGTAGTGATGTAGGAAAAGAAATGTTAGGTAGACTAAATCAGGAACAATTAGAATTAGTACTGGGTTGGTTAGAAGCAATAGCAAATGTTTTTCAAAGGAAAATTAAAAATCAAGACTTACTATGGATGAACAATTTGTTTTCGTAGATGCAGACATTGATATAGATCTTGCTGATAGAAATACTTTATTAAGTAAAATAGACAACATTCCTGCAAGTATAATAGAAGAAAATAATCTTTCTAAACATAAAACAGGCGTATATTTTCAATCTGTTCCTATAGATCCTCTAAGCGGATACTGTAGTGTAGACCATAAAAAAGCATATGATTTAGGGTACTTTAAAGTAGATTTTTTAAATGTGAATGTGTTATCAGATTTAGAATCTAATGATTGTATCTATGACTTAATTAACAAAGACCCTGATTGGACTAAATTACAAGATCCTGATATTGTAAAACAATTATTTCATATTCACAATCATTTTAATATTTTAAATGAAATGAAGCCTAGTAATGTAGAACAATTAGCAGCAGTATTGGCTATTATTAGGCCTAGCAAAAGATATTTATTAGGTAAATCTTGGTCAGAGGTTTTAGAACAAGTATGGACGAAACCAGAAAATGAAGAATATTTTTTTAAAAAAAGTCATGCTATAGGATATGCACTAACAATTGTGATGCAATTAAATTTACATTTTCCTAATTAATTTTACTTGACGTCTTTTAACACGTTTTTGAAATATATTTTTTAAACTTACACTAGGTCCTTGCAATATCTCATAATCTTTACTATGAAATACTCGCAATGTTTTAGAAAATATACTAAATCTTTTGCCTAAAAATAAGTTAATAGGCATAATTCTATTACTTTCCCACCACCATTCTTCTCCGCATTTTATAAATTCTTTTTTATCTAGATTTACTGTTAAAACATTATAATCATAAAAACTTACAAAATTTTGATCTGTATGTTGTATAATACCAACATATTCGTTCTTATTTACTTTTATTACACTTAAAAATGGATACTCTTCGAACTTCATATTAATTTGATAAATATTTTAAAAAAGAGAGCTTTATGAATTTCACTCAAGATATTTATGATATTCCGATCATACAAGAAATTGTCATAAGCTCTAGTACAAGTGGAAGCCCAGTGAGTGAAATACTTTTTCCTAGAGCAAAAACTATCCCTATAAACAAGGGTTATACTAGTAATGTTACTTTTCATGTTAGAGACGAAAATAAAAAAATTAAAAATGTTGCTGGTTTAAATTTAGTAGCAAGATTATATAATGTTGATCAAACAGTACTACTAATAGAAAAACCTTTACTAAATACTGATTTAGCAAAAGGAATAGCAACACTTGTATTTACTCCAAACGATATTCAGGATTTTGAACCTGGATTATATAACTTATATATAAGCATGGGATCACAGCAAAATAATACTGTCTTATATAACAATAGAACTTATGATACAAATTTGACAGTTGAAATTTTACAAGGTGGTAGTATAACTTATACAGCACAAGAAATAAATTTATTTTATCCCACTACAGATCCAAATATTACAATTAGTGAACCTGTTGAGGCACAAGCAACTCAATTACTTAACAGGGGAGGGTTAGCAACAATAGCTGTCTATGCAACTAGTTTTACTGGTAACTTATATTTAGATGGTACATTAGAATTACATCCTAATAGTCAAACAAATTGGTTTTCCGTACCTCTTTATTGGAGTCATCCTCACTATGAATATCAGAATTTTAGTGGTATCGATCCTCATAACTTGGTTTGTTTTGCAAATTTTGTAAGATTTAGGTTAGAAACCACATCTGGAACTGTTGACAAAATACTATTTAGAGGCTAGAATAATACTATTATGATAGTACATGATTTAGTCTCAAGATATCTACCTCTAGGTTCTCGAAGTAATCCCAGTGGATGGATTAGCTTTAATTGTCCTATGTGTACTACTAGAGGCGAAAGGCGTCCAGATAGTAAACGTAGGGGAGGATTGCGTTTTAATGAGGATAATAGTATAACTTATAATTGTTTTAACTGCGGATACAAAACTGGATGGAGTCCAGGAAAAAACATAACCAAAAGTCTACGAGAATTATTACTTACCTTTGGTACTCCTAAAAATGAAATACAATTAGTAAATCTCCAATTAATGGACGACAAACCATTAATTAAAACAGAAACTAAAAAGACAAATACTTTACCTGTTTGGGAAGCTAAAGAATTTCCTCCAAATACAAAAAGTATTGTAGATGCTGAAGTATCAACAGAATATGTTGCAGCAGTAGAATATTTGGCAGAAAGAGAGTTGCTGGATTTAGCGGATTGGCATTATAGTACCTACCAACACTTTAAAAATAGAATTATTTTACCATTTAAATATAAAAATAAATTAGTTGGTTATACTGCTAGATCTATTCCAGAGCTTATAAAAAATAATAAGCGACAACCTAAGTATATTAATAATATGCCAAAGCATTTTATATATGGGTTAGATACAATATTGCCTGAATATAAATATGTTTTGGTTTTTGAAGGTCCTTTCGATGCAATTTGCTGCAAAGGAGTAGCAGCAATAGGAAATACAATTAATGATACTCAGGCTGAAATTTTAAATAAATTACGCAAACAAATTGTAGTTGTTCCTGATAGAGATATTTCAAGTATGAGCTTTATAAAATCAGCTATAAAATACGGCTATACAGTTAGCTTTCCTAAATGGAATGATAAAATAAAAGATGCAAATAGTGCAGTTATAGAGTATGGTCGACTTTTTACTGTAAATAGTATATTATCAAATATTGTATCAAATCCTATAAAAATAGAAGTACAAGCAAAATTATGGCTCAAGAATTAGAGTACAATAAACAATTACAAGAACTTTTTGTAAAATTTTTAGCAAGTGATACTGAGCTTTTTACAAGATGTCAAAGTATAACACGCAAAGAATTTTTTGATAATCATTTACAAGAAATTGTAGAGTTTCTAGATGAGCACGTTAGTGTTTATCAAGTTTTACCAACAAGAGAGCAACTAATAGGTATATATGATTTTGATTGGCATGATATACTAGATGCAAAAGAACAACACAAAAAATGGTTTATTGAAGAATACGAAAAATTTTGCAGACATAAAGCACTTGCTTTAGCAATTTTGGAATCTACAGATTTGTTACAAGAGGACAAATATGGAGAAGTAGAAAGAATTATCAAAGAAGCAGTCCAGTTAGGACTTCCCAAGAATATGGGAACACAATATTTTGAAGATCCTAGATCTAGACTGGAAAAAATAAAAGACAATAATGGAACAACTAGTACTGGGTGGCAAAGTTTTGATCGGGTATTATATGGAGGATTTAATAGGGGAGAGCTTAATATATTTGCTGGAGGAAGTGGCGCAGGTAAAAGTTTATTCTTACAAAACTTAGCTCTTAATTGGGCATTAGCAGGTATTAATGTTGTTTATGTAAGCTTAGAACTTAGTGAAGGATTGTGCAGCATGAGAATGGATAGCATGCTTACTGGTTACGGTACAAAAGACATTTTTAAAAACATGGACGATGTTGAATTAAATGTTAAAATGAAAGGAAAAAAAAGTGGAAACTTGCAAATCATACAAATGCCAAACGGCGTAACTATAAATGATATTCGCAGCTATTTAAAAGAATTAGAAACAAAATCAGGTAAAAAAACACAAGCAATTTTAGTTGATTATTTAGATTTAATGATGCCTGCTCAACGAAAAGTTCCACCTAGTGATCTGTTTATTAAAGATAAATTTGTAAGTGAAGAATTACGTAATTTAGCAACTGAGTTAGAAATAGTTATGGCAACTGCTAGCCAGCTAAACAGAGGTGCAGTAGACGAAGTAGAATTTGATCACAGTCATATTGCTGGAGGTTTAAGTAAAATACAAACAGCAGACAATGTTGTAGGTATTTTTAGCAGCAAGTTAATGCGTGAACGTGGAAGAATGCAAATACAATTTATGAAAACTAGAAGCAGTAGTGGAGTTGGCAGTAAATTAGATTTAAAATTTGATGTAAACAGTTTAAAAATTAGTGATCTTGATGAAGATGAAGCAGAAGAAAAGCCGGAAAGCATATATGAAAGCATTAAACGTAAAACTGAAACAAGTGTAAAAGAAGCACCAAAATTAGATCCAGTAGATCATAGTGAAAGGCTTAAAAATTTATTGCGGAAAATGAATTAAATGTTGCTTAGTACTTGCAATAAAGCTTTTCTGCTTTCAGAAGGTATAGGTCTATTGTCAGCTAAAGTAGTAATAGCTTGTTGAGCGTTTTGTACTATATCCATGGGTAGGCCACTAAACTCTACCATGTTTAAAATTTTATTAACATCTATTTCAGGTTCTTGAGCAGGTTGCTCATTAAGTTCATATAGTTTCATATACATATTTATAATAAATATAAAAAAAGGATCTTTCCTATGAAAAGAAAAACTCGTAGTCTTTTCCAAGAAATTGACCAAATTTATATTGGTAATGATAGGCGAATGATTATTGAGACACGTAGCGATCATTTGATTAATGGCATCATTAATTTAATAGAACAGCTATATTATGAATATCCTCAAGAACAAGCTGATGAGCTAGAACGCAGACTTGTTAATAGCATAAGGGGCAAAGATCCAAATAAGTTTAAGCGAGGTTTAAAAAAGTTTAATGAAGATAAGTGAAATTACATTAGCTGGATGGAGAAAAAGAGATATAAGAGGACCTAGGAAACCTCGTAGAAAACAATTAGATTTTAATAATAAAATTACTGAAGGTGGAAATATTTTTGGTGCGGCTACAGATAGAATTCGCAGAGAACACATAGCTCCTACATTACAAAAATATTTTATAGAGCTAAAAAAAGTATTTCCTAAAGCTCCTATCAACCCTAATGATTTCCATCCTGTAGGTAGTGTTGGTAAAAAAGATACTAGTGGAGATATTGATTTAGCAATAGATGGAACAAAATTGTTTCCCAATGGTGTAACTTCTGATAGTGTTCAAGCATGGAATATTAATCCAGAAGAATTTGTAATGCGGTTTGATCAATTACATAAAAGAGCAAAAACCAGTACAAAAGAACAAATTGCTATGAAAGCAGTCCTACAGCTAATAAGTGAGTATGTTAATGCCCATGCACCCAACATACACATGGACGAAAAAAAAGCAAATCCAGGAAATGCATTTGGAATGTTTCCTCAGTATGATGAACAAGGAAATAATTTAGGTATAGGTATACAAATTGATTGGATGATAGGACATTTACCTTGGTTGCTGTTTAGTTATAAAAGCATTGAATATGGTAAAGAAGATAATGTAAAAGGTTTGCATCGTACCCAACTTTTATTAAGTATGTTACAGGTAAAAGGATTTAGTTTTAATCATGTAAAAGGAGTTACAGATAAAAAGACAAATCAAGTTGTTGCAAATACACCAGAAGAAGTATTAAAACTAATAAACTCTTTATATGGAAGTCATCTAACAGCAGATGAACTTGATAGCTATTATGAACTTATTGATGTTGCTAAAGCCGATAGTAATTTTGATGATATAATGAGTGTATATTTAAGAATTTTAGATAAAACTCGTGCAGACATACCATATAATTTACAAGAGTACTGGATAGAGCATCAAGATCATTTTGGATTAACTGGTAAGTTTTTACCTGATACAAGTAATCTAACAAAATACAGGAAAGCATAATGAGTGGAGTCGCAGGTGCAGACAGAATAGAAAGGGAGTTTGTAGAACCTACTCTAAATGATTTTAGAAATAAAGTACTACAAAATTTTCCTGGTTTTAAATCAGTACAAACTAGTGGAAGCTATAACACTAGTGCAAAAAAAGATTTTGGAGATATAGATTTAATTGTTCATATAGAAGGATCAGATAAAAAAACAATTAAAAAAGATTTGCAAAATTATTTAGAAAGGTTACCCCAAAGCATAGTTATTCCTTTTACAGGAAAGCATCAAGGAAAGCGGACATATAATGCAGGAGAATTAGTAAGTTTAAGATATCCTCAATTCAATAATCCAGGAAAAAGTGTTCAAATAGATTGTATAATAGCATTAGACGAAGATGAGAGTAATTTTAAAAAAACATTTTTAGACTACCCTGCGGAAATTCAGGGATTAATTTTAGGATTAGTTAAAGTTGCATTTCAGGAAGCACAAACAGCTGGAAAAGCTGAAAATTTATTATCAGAGTTTAACATTGACATCACCAGTTTACCTCAAGAACCTAATACAAAATATGAATTTAATCTTAGCGGACAAAAATTGGAATTTAGATCTTATGAACAAAACGAACAAGGTCAAGAAGTCAAAGGAACCCGTAATATACACTGGTATAGTACCAGGTGGAGCGATGTTACCAGGTTGCTACCCGGTTATAATTTCGATAGAGGATTTGAAAGTCTGTTGTATCAAATTGATAGAATTATTAAAAATCCAACTAGTAAACAAAGGATTCGTGGTGTTTTTAATAGCATGGTTTCAGTCAAAAGCGGAGAAGTTGGAACGCCAAAAGCAGACAAAAAAGAACAAAGTATAAAAGCAGTAAATACAGTTTTAGAACAAAAAAGTACTAATTTTTTGCAAAGCTTAATGGAAAGCAAACTATATAGATTAAGTCCTACACATAAATTTAATTGGCAAAATTTAAGAGAGCTTACGTTTGTAAATATATTAGTTTTACATATTTTAAGACATCAAGATCTTACAGAAGATTATGCAAAAAAATATATAAAAAATACAATTAAATATAATGGTTTTGATAATCCTTTATATTCAAATAATGATTTATATATGAATATACATGGATGTATAGGTAGTAACAGAAAAAGCAAAGATTTTTCTAAAGAAATACTAAAAGAAAAATCTAATTTAAATAAAATTTTGTTGTTAAGATATTTTCGTATTTTAGAAAACGGTATTGAAGTTAGTGAAAGTAGACGTGATTTATTTAGATTACAAAAAGAATTAAGTATAAAAAATAACACGTTAACGAGTTTGAGAAGACTGGTACAGGAATGGCAAATATTAGATTTGAACCAAAAAAGAATTGTTTTTACTAGACTTTATTTTTGGTTAAAAAACAATGCAAGATTATTAGATGTAATGGAATATTTTGTAATGGCTATGCAAACAGATAATATGCTTATTCCGGACGCAAAAGATAAATAAATGTAAATAGCCTTAAGGAGAACAGATTATGGCAACAACAGTATATATTGATACTAATGGAGATGGTGTAACCACTCAAGCACCATTAAGTGCAGGTCAAGCTACACAAGTAGGCGGTACCCAAGGACCCAATGCTACTCATAATTCCACAGGTGCAGCTGGTGAGTTTATTGGTGCAAATTTTAATTATATTAAAATTACAGCACCAGCTAGTTTAGATACTAAACGAGGAGTAGATGCTAATGGTGAACTATCTACATTACCGCAAATTGTTCAAATTGTGCAACAACGAGCTACTACTGTAGTGGTAAATCAATCAGGAGTAAATGTTTATATAATTGTAGAAGGACCGCATGGTTGGGGTAAAACTTCAAATGATCTATTAAATATGATTAAATATACAGATAGTGAAACAGGTGGAACAACCGCAAGAGTTGTTGATAGTGTTGATTTATCAACTACAACTTTAACAATTACTGATGCTTTAGCATTAGCTTAATATTTTTTTGTCGCAAGGAGGCAAATTTAAATGCCTCCTTTTTTTTGACCAAAATTTATCTGGAATAAAAAATGGCGGTGACCAAACAGATTTCAACAGAATACCAAAGTCTAGAAACTCATGTAGATCTTTGTCAGCAAAGGTATCAACAATTGGAAGAACGAATGGAACGCAATCACCAAGAGTTAAAAGACAGTTTTCGAGAAATCACAGAGTCACTCAAACAAACAAATAAAAATTTAGAACTCACAAACGAAAAAATAAGTTTAGAAATAGCTAGTATTAGAGATCAAGTAGCTAAACAAAACGACAATCAAATTAAAATTTTAATAAGTCTACTAGTAACAATAATTGCAAGTATTGTGGCTGGAGTGTTTGCATTATTATAAATAATAATATATAATAAGGGCAAGCATGGATTTATTTGATATTCCTACCCCTGTTGTTGAAACCAAGTTAGTTTGGGCTAGAACAGGAAAAAACAAATTAGTAAGAAAATTTAGATGCGTTGCTGGTAAAAGAGCAGGCAGAGTTGTTGGCGATCCGTCTCAATGCCATTTACCTATAGACGTTTTAAAAAAATTTAAACTAAAACAAACTAAGGCTAAATTAGGAAGCAGAATGCTTAAAAAGTCTCTTAAAACCAAAAAGTATAATCCAATCAGTAAACTAGTTCAAAGGCTTAACAAATGAAAATAGATGAAATACGATTACCCAATCGTCCTGCAACTACTGCACAACCTGGTGGATATCAGGGCAGTCAATTAAACAGCAGAGTTAAACCTCCACAACCAACTACTGATCCTGAAGTTCAAGAACCATATAAAATAGCAGGTAATAGAAAACAACAAGATAATCCAGGAACATATAGTAATAGTACAATAAAAAGTGTTCCTAGTATGCCTAAAAGTGCTATTAAAAAGAATGTAGTTGTAACTGATCCTGAAACAGGTGAAGAAATAGGTGTAGAAAATGATGTTGTAGCAAATCAGATGATGCGTAGAGCAAAGAGGTTTTCAAAAATAGCATGAAATACATTAGACAAGAAAACGGAATTTTTACTTTTGTTAATAATAGAGAGGTTATTGTTCTAGAAAAATTGGAACGAGGTGAAAAGCTTAATGAGCGTGAAAGAGAAATTAAACGTAATTTAATTAAAAGAGGTGTATTAAATGGTAACTGAACAAGAAAAACAAGCAATGTTAAAAGCTATGAATGCTATGAATAATTCAGAATTACCTGTTACAAATTCATATTCTAAAGAAAAACTCACAAAAACTCATGCAAATCCAGATGTAGATGCTATGCTTAAGATTTTAGAAAATTTTCATTCAGCTACAGATTTAGCTACAAATAAAATATTGTCAGAAGATAATATAAAAGATACTATCCATAAAAAACAAGATAGTATTACAGTAAAAGGTTTGTATGAAATAAAAATAGAAAAAGAATTTTGGAATAAAAAGAAAAACAAAAATTATTACAGTATTTTCAATCATACAGGGGATTGTGTTTTTGAAAATGTGGCATTATTCGAAAGTGCAATGTTTATAATAAAAAATTTAATTAAAGAACAATATACAGAAGCAAAACGAATTTATAAATTAGACCAAGATTATATTAAGCATCTTAGAGATATGAGATTTGCGAAAAAAGGTGATTCACATATAATGGAAGCTAAATATAGTGATGCAAAATATAAAATGTTGGAAGTAAAAGAGCAATTAAAAAATTGCCTTTTTGAATAAATAAAATAAAAAGGGCTTACTAATGCAATTAGATAGTATTTTTAGCAAAAAACAACAATATGATAAAGTAAATTACTTTTTAAAAGAAAATTTCGGTGTTGTTATTAAAGATGATATAGAACCTAATAAAATAAATCAGCTTATATCTGTAATTCAGCAGACATTAGCTGAATCAAGAAACTGTACACAAGATTCTGATTATGCTAAGAATCTTTTGTTGAAAGAAGCTTTAAAGTTGTTGCGAGAGGTAAGTCCTTCTTCTAGACGGGTTAAAACCAAAGTGAAAGAATCAGTAGATACTCAAGAAAGTTTAACATATGCTATAGCTAGTAAAGCTATGAGTGCATATAAGAGCTCAGGAAAAATGCCAAAAAGTGTAAAAATTGATGGAAAAGATTATCCTGTAAGCATGAGTTTAAGTAAAGTAAAAGAAATTACTGGTGGTAAACAAGAAGTTACTGACAGCAAAGAAGTTAAAGAGACTTATGAAGTTACATTGAGATCTGAATATAAGAAAACTCCCACTTTAGAAAGCTTTCAAAGTTTGTATGAAGCAGATTTAGAAGAAGCAGAAGTATTACTTGCTGCAAAGGATTTAGTAGACAAATTACAAAAAATGGTAGAAGATACTGCAAGTATGCAAGTAGAAGAATTACTGCCTTTAGTAGATGCTATGAAAGAAAGAATGGGTGCTGATAAAGCAGAAGCATTTAATTCTTCTGTAGATTCACAATTAAGTGCATTGTTGGATATGCTAAAACAAACCAAAGATGCTGTAGATAATGCTGTTTTGTCGTTGAGTGGGGACGCTCCTATGCCTAATATGGATTCAGATATGGGTGAAGTACCAGCAATGGATTCAGAGGACGAAATGTCAGATATGCCAGCGGACGATCTAGGAGGTGTTGACCAAATGAGTGGCGGAGAAGAAGATACTTTAGGTAGAATACCTAAAGAATCAACCTACAAGAATGCAATCAAAATGCTATTAGATCATTCTAGCCGTGGACGTGTAGATAGAAAAATTTTAGAACAAGCAAAAAAAATGCTAGTATCTAAAAAAAAGAGATAACTGAATCTGATTTTTATAGCAAAGAGCTTAGGCAAGATACAGAAGCTATTTTGACACAAGCTCTTGCTAATAATTTAACTAAATTTCCACCTAAAAACCTAATTCAAGATTTAAAACAAATAGGGCATAATGATGTAAATATTCATGTATTAATGCCTATATTGAATAGTATACCTATTGTAGCCGATGCTAATCCTAAATTTGTCAGTTTGTTAGGAGAATTACCATATTCTAAAGACAAATCTGAAGTAGATAATAAAATTTCCAAAAATGCAAAAAAACAATTAGATAAGGAATTTAAATGAGTTATTTTATAAATGCAAAACAAGCTAGGCTTAATTCTAGAGTAAACAGTGTTATACATACAGAAATAACTGCTTTGGAGAGTTTGATATTTACGGCTATTGATAATAACTTATTTTCTATCAGTGCAAATACAACTATTATGACAACTCCGGGAACTACTGCAGAAGCATATTATGTAACTTGGCAAGGTACTAATGTAAATGCTAATTATACTGATCAAATGTCACAAGTTATAGAATATTTTGAAGGATTAGGTTATAGTATATATCAAGAGACAAATACCAGTACCTCAAATACATTTGTATGGGTTATTTCTTGGTAGACATTTATTTGAGTTTTGCTATAATTAACATATGTTCGATTATAAATTATTAAGCAGGGAGAATATAAACGGAAAACGTTTATATTCTACACCTACCGGTACTCTTCCTAGTGTAACTACTATTCTAGACAAAACAAGTGATAAAACATTTTTAGAGTCTTGGAAAAAAAGAGTAGGAGAAGAGGAAGCCAAAAAACAAACCAAAGAAGCAAGCGGGTTAGGAACTGCTGTTCATAACCTTTTGGAAAATTATTTACTTAAAAAACCATCAAATGTAGGTAGTAATTATGTTCATCAGTTAGCAGAAAAATTAGCTAATAAACTAATAGCTGAACATTTTGGTAGTATTGATACTGTATGGGGAACAGAAATAGGTTTATATTATCCTGAACTATATGCAGGAACTTGTGATTGTGTGGGTGTAGTAGATGGTAAACCTACAATAATAGATTTTAAAACAGCAAAGAAAATAAAAAAGAAAGAATGGATAGAAAATTATTTTTTACAATGCTGTGCTTATGCTCAAGCTCATAATTGTTTATATGAAACTGATATAAAATCTTGTAGTATTTTTATGGTAGATAGAGATGAAAATACAAAAAGGTTTGACATTACTGGCGAAGAATTTAATTTATATAGTAATAAATGGAACGATAGATTAATTTCCTACTATAAAATAAATACATTATAGTGAAGGAACAATTATGCGGTATAGAGAGCTTGTAAAAGAATATACAGATCCACAAATAGCAAAAAAAGAAATTATTCAACGTATCAATGATATTGATCCTAATGATGAACAACAAAAAATATTACTAGATAAAATTTACACTATTTTAAATACAACTAATGTTGTAGGTAGATTTACTCCTGATATAGAAGTAGCCTTAAAAGGAGAGTATAAAAAACAAGTTATACTTGAAATAGCTCATAAGATGGTAAGTAGTCCTAGGCTCAATTTAAATCAAAAAAATATTTTTTTACAAAATTTCAAACAAGACAAATGTATAGATTTTAATGTGCTTCTAAAATCTGGCCATTATAACATTGTTAAAGATTTGTTCTATGGAAATAATATAAACTATCAAATGTTTTTGGAATTTGTAGATTGGGGTGCAGGTAAAGCACGAGCAGGTAAAGGTGAACATGCTCTAGCAATTTTAAGTAAAAAAATTAAACAAAAAGGTTTAGGAGATATTGATGTACTAGGGAAAGCAGTAGAATTAAAAGTCGCTGTTACAAAAGGAAGTGGAAGATTGGGAGAAGGAGGAGTAAGTCCAGATCAAGCAAAAACAATTATATCTAAATTTCCGGAATTAACAGATGCACTTAATAGCTTTAGTATCGGAGGATATGACACTGGATCTGAATTTGTCAAGAGCAGAGGCAGGATGGATAAGCCACAAAAAAGTATAAATGTTTCTGATTTTACTAGAATCGTAAATAGTTTAGGATTAGACAGTACAAGAAAACAACAAATAGGAAATGCTATTTTTAGTAATGTTTTTGGAAAACACGGAGAAAAAATTACAGCAGAATTTAGTAAATCTAATGCGAATCCTAAAAATGTAACAGCAGCCTATATATCTGCAAACTTTGATTGGTATAAAGATAATCCAGATATGGGAGGAGCATGGGAGTATTTAGTTAGTATGAGCTTGGGATCAGGAGGAATGATAACGGCAACTTCAGGAGACGATTTAGCTAATTTGTATAATAAGGGAGCTATAGCAGAAGGTAAACCTATGATAATTCCTACACAACAAACTGATGTATTTTTTCAAGTAAATCCAACAGCAAAATAGTGTACAATTGATTGACATTTATAAATACAACACTTACTGAAAAACCTTGATGTAGCCAACATCAAATTAATATGAAACTTAGGAGAAATAATGGCCGCTATTCGTGTGACTAAAAGATCAGGTGATTTAAGTCCTTTAGATATCAATAAAATACATCAAATGGTAGAACACGCCTGTAAAGGACTGACTGGTGTAAGTCAAAGTCAAGTAGAAATGAATGCAAATATACAAATATATGATAAAATAGAAACAAAAGATATACAAAATATTTTAATTAAAAGTGCAAATGATCTTATTAGTTTAGAATCACCTAATTACCAATATGTTGCCGCTAGATTACTATTAGCAAGTGTTGTTAAGGAACTATTTGGTGAATTTAAGTACATTAGTTTATATGATCAAGTTAAACAAGGTATAGAAAAAGGAGTTTATGATCCTGAATTATTGGAATACTATACCCAAGAAGATTATGAATGGCTAGATAAGCAACTTGATCATAGCAGAGATATGAATTTTACATATGCAGGAATACAGCAAGTAGTTGACAAATACCTAGTACAAGATAGATCTAATGGAAAATTATATGAAACTCCACAATATATGTACATGTTGATTGCTGCTACATTATTTCATAAATATCCAGCTGAAACTAGATTAAATTATGTGAAGCAATATTATGATGCAGTAAGTAAATTCAAAATCAATATTCCCACTCCTGTGATGGCTGGAGTAAGAACTCCATTACGTCAGTTTGCTAGTTGTGTTTTGGTTGATGTAGACGATACCTTACCTAGTATTTTCCATAGTGATAGTGCTATTGGTTTTTATGTTTCTAGACGTGCAGGTATTGGCATCAATGCTGGTAGAATAAGAGGGCTTAATAGTAAAATCAGGAATGGTGAGGTGAGCCACACAGGAGTAATTCCTTTTCTTAAAAAATTCGAATCCACTGTGCGATGTTGCACACAAAACGGTGTAAGAGGTGGCAGTGCAACAGTGCATTTTCCTATTTGGCATCAGGAAATAGAAGATATTTTGGTATTGAAAAATAATAAAGGAACAGAAGATAATCGTGTACGAAAACTGGACTACAGCATACAAACCAGTAAAATATTTTATGAAAGATTGTTGAAAGGGGAAGATATCACCCTTTTCTCACCTCATGATGTACCTGGATTATATGAAGCTTTTGGAAATAACGAAGAATTTGATAAGCTATATCAAAAATATGAAAAAGATAACAAAATACCAAAGAAGGTTATAAATGCAGTAACACTATTTGGGGATTTACTAAAAGAAAGAGCAGAAACAGGTCGTGTATACATTATGAATATTGACCATTGTAATAGTCATAGTAGTTTCATAGATCCTGTTCGAATGAGTAATTTGTGTCAGGAAATTACATTACCTACAAAACCAATACAACACATTGATGATTCTAATGGCGAAATAGCTTTATGTATTTTGAGTGCTATTAATGTAGGTAACTTGCGAAACAACAATGAACTAGAACATTTATGTGATTTAGCGGTGCGATCGCTAGATGAGATTATAGAATACCAAGATTATCCTGTTGCTGCAGCAGAGCGTAGTACAAAAAATCGCAGAAGTTTGGGAATAGGATACATTGGACTTGCTCACTACTTGGCTAAAAATGGAGTAAAATACAGTGATCCAGAAGCTTGGAAGTTAGTACACGAATTAACAGAATGTTTTCAGTATTCCTTACTAAAAGCAAGTAACCAGCTGGCTCAAGAAAAAGGAGCTTGTTTAGCATTTTCCCAAACAAAATATAGTCAAGGGAAGTTACCTATAGATCATTATAAAACAGATGTAGACAAAATTACTCCTAATGACTTAAAAATGAACTGGCAAAAATTACGTGATGATATTCACATGCACGGATTGCGACATAGCACACTGTCAGCACAAATGCCCAGTGAAAGCTCTAGTGTAGTGTGTAACGAAACAAACGGAATAGAGCCTCCTAGAGGCTATCTCACAGTAAAGAAAAGCAAAAAAGGTACTCTAAAGCAAATTGTTCCAGGTTATACTTATCTAAAAAATAATTATGATCTGTTATGGGAACAAGAAAGCAATGAAGGGTATATTAAAGTAGTTAGCGTAATGCAAAAGTTTTTTGATCAAGCAATCAGTGGAAACTGGAGTTATAATCCTACAAAATACCCAGACAACGAAGTACCTATGAGTGTATTATTAAATGATTTATTGCAAACATATAAATTTGGTTGGAAAACAAGTTACTACCAAAATACATATGATAGCAAAGGAGAAGCAGAAGAGGATTTGAAACTGCCGTTGGTAGAATTACCCAAAGAACAAGAGGAGTGTGAAGCATGTACAATCTAAAAAAATCCAATATAAATACCGTCTTTAATAAAAATAGTGTAGACTTTACTAAACAACCTATGTTTTTTGGTGAATCTCAAAATATACAACGTTTTGATACCTACAAATATGCTAATTTTGATAAACTTACTCAAAAACAATTAGGTTTCTTTTGGCGTCCAGAAGAAGTAAGTTTACAAAAAGATAGAGCAGATTATCTGACATTTAGACCTGAGCAAAAACGTATATTTACAAGTAATCTAAAATATCAAATACTATTAGATAGTGTACAAGGCAGAGGACCAGCTCTTGCTTTTTTACCCTTTTGTAGCTTACCTGAATTAGAAAGTTGTATTATTACTTGGGACTTTTTTGAAACAATCCATAGTAGAAGTTATACACACATAATTAAAAATGTATATGCAAATCCTAGTGAAGTATTTGATAGTATTTTAGACGATAAAGAAATTTTGGCTAGAGCAAATAGCGTAACTAGAATGTATGATGATTTTCTGAATTATGCAGATCAATATAAAGCAGGCGCAGGAGATTTAAACACATTAAAAGAAAAAATGTATTTGGCAATGGTAACTGTTAATGCACTAGAAGGTTTGCGTTTTTATGTTAGTTTTGCTTGTAGTTTCGCTTTTGGTGAATTGAAAAAGATGGAAGGTTCTGCTAAAATAATTAGTTTTATAGCAAGAGACGAAACGCAACATCTAGCTATTAGTCAAAATATTATTAAACATTGGAACAACGGGGATGATGCTGGTATGTTAGATATAGTTAAAAAACATGAAGTAACAGTAAAAGATATTTACAAACAGGTGGTAAACGAAGAAAAGAAATGGGCAGAATATCTGTTTGAAGAAGGTAGTATTATTGGTTTAAATGAAAAGTTACTTGCAGAATATATTGAATATTTGGCAAACCGGAGGTTAAAATCTATTGGTATTGAACCTATTTTCGATAGGCCTCTCACACAAAATCCATTACCTTGGACTACACATTGGTTTGAGAGTAAGGACGTTCAAGTAGCTCCTCAAGAAACAGAAGTAGAGAGCTATGTTATAGGTGGTATTAAACAAGATGTAGATATGAAATCATTTAGTAATTTTGAATTATAAGGAGAATATGTTAATTGAAAAAAATACAGAAGTAGTTACATTAAAAATGCAATCAGGAGACGAGGTAATTACCAGGATCTTAAATGAAGATGAATCCACAATAGAATGTGAACAATGCATAAGTATTGCACCAACTTCACAGGGAATGGCCATGATTCCTTGGATACAAACTGGATCATCAAAAAAGATCAAAATAAACAAGAGTCAAGTAGTAGCAAAGGTATCAACCATAAAAGAGATTGCAGATAAATACCTAGAAGCAGTAACTGGGATAAGTGTAAGTAGTCCCAGTTCTATTATAGGTGTCTAGGATTAATGGCAACATTTCAAGATTTTAAATCGGGTTTACAAGACTTTAATGATTATATAAGTCCTACGCATCATATAGATCAAACCCTTTTAGGAGATTCTAGTTTTGTTGCAGTAAAAGCAGAGCTAGATTATAATCTAAAAGATATTATTTGTGCTCTTCTCGCAGGACAAGGATTACAGCTACCCAACCTACAAATTTGTCTAAGTGCAGCATTAGGAGATCTATTAACAAATCCTATACAAGGTGCGCTTAGAGAAGCTCTCCAAGCAGCCGCTGATGCTATGTCAGCATTCCAAGATCATACAAATATAGACGGTGTTTTAGGTAGATTAAATGGTATTATCGACGAAGCTGCGGCTGTTGGTAGTATGATTAATTTTTGTGCTGCTCCTGTAAATCCAGTCGCTATTCCTAACATGATACAACAAGCATTTGGCAGCTTTTTAGGTAGTGGTAATGCTGCTATAAATGCATTAGGAAACGTTTTACCAGATAATTTATGTGCTTGTGTTGGATTAGACGGATCATTTAATGCAAGTAGTTTGAACGCAGGTGCTCTTAAGGATGTTTTTGATAATTTAGACGATATATTAAGTGGAAATTTTGCCCAAACTGCTATAGATGATTTAATAGGAAGTTTCAATAGTGTAGCTAATGATTTGGCTAGTTTAATTAGTTTAGAAGGATTAATTAACGGAAACTACAGTCCTGGAGGAAGTAGCTTACATCAAGGAGAGTGTAGTAGTCAATTTAACATACCTAGAAGCATAGGTATAGGCATGGCTAACCCAGGATCAACTAGTGTAAGTTTAAGCTTGGGTAGCGCCAGTGGTTTGAGTTTTACATTTAGTAAGTTAGGAGGATATCCAGTAATAGGTCAAGTATCAACAATGGATACTAGAGGTACTAAACTGGAAGATGAAACAGCTGGAGGTATGTACACCCCAGATGAAATTGCAAAATTCAAAGCAGCAGGTTTAGAAACAAGAAGTTTTAAAAATATTTTTGAATTACTTGTTGAACCTGAAATGATGGATTTATTAAAAAATCCCAGTAATTATGAAGCTTTGCTTACACAACAACAGCCTGTTTATGACTATTGTGGAAACATAATTAGATATGAAACCATAGTACAACAGGGTGTTTTAGATGCTAAAAGCAGTATTACAACTAGTCCTGATGATCCTAATATTAGCGACAGCGCACCTGGAAATGCAGGAAATGAACGAAGTACAACCACACAATATCAGGGAGCAAGTGTATTTACAGGAGATTTACATCCTGTTGCAAGAACTGGTGATTATGGAGATTTAGAAAATAAACCTAATTTAGGAACTGCAGCCTTTGCTAGTAGTACAGATTTTGCCACTGCAGCTCAAGGTGCTAAAGCAGATACTGCTGTACAACCAGGTTCTAATATATCTCTATTAGTAAATAATGCAGGTTATTTGGTAGCACAAGCAAGTGATTTTGCTACTGCAGCTCAAGGTACTAAAGCAGATACTGCTATACAACCTGGCGATAATATTACATTATTAAATAATAATGCAGGTTATATTACAAGTTTTTCAGAAACAGATCCAATATTTTCTGCAAGTCCTGCAGCAACCATTACCAATACAAATATAAGTAATTGGAATACAGCTTATGGTTGGGGCGACCATTCTGGTGCTGGATATATAAAAAATTATACAGAAACAGATCCAATATTTTCTGCAAGTCCTGCAGCAACAATTACTAATACAAATATAAGTAATTGGAATACAGCTTATGGATGGGGTGATCATAGCATACAAGGTTATTTAACTGCTGGTAGTTTACCTAGTAATATTTTAACAAGTGATAATTTAAGTGATGAATTAATAAGTACTTTAATTAATGATGCAGGATATTTAACAGATTCAGATTTAGATGGCATATTGTTTGACTCATCATTGTTTGCATTAGCTTCTCAAGGTCAATTAGCTGATACAGCAGTACAGCCTGGAGATAATGTTAGTGATTTAGTGAATGATGTAGGATATCTAACGTCAATACCTTCTATAGATGGTGGAAATGCATTTGGTGTATAATATATGGCAAGAATACAAATAAGAAGAGATACGTCAGCTAATTGGACATCCGCTAATCCTGTTTTATATGAAGGGGAGTTAGCATTTGAAACAGATACTAAAATTTTAAAAATAGGCGATGGAGCTTCACAGTATAATAATGTTTCTACCTTAAGTACCCCAGATCTAATAGATTTAACAAGTATAAGTGTATGTACAAACTCACCTAATGCAGGTGGTAATTTAAGTTATGATAACACAACAGGTGAATTTGCTTTTACACCTGCTGACTTATCAAGTTATGCAGTTACAGGAGATTTAAGTAATTTTATTTGTTTAACAGATTTAAGTATATGTACAAATACAGCAAGTGGTAATGGAGGATTGACATATAATAACACCACTGGAGAATTTGCTTTTACCCCTGCTGATCTATCTAGTATTGATGTAACTAACGCAATATGTGATTTTATTTGCTTAACAGATTTAAGTATATGTACAAATACAGCAAGTGGTAATGGAGGATTGACATATAATAACACAACTGGAGAATTTGCATTTACACCACCAGATTTATCAAGTTATGCAGTTACTGGAGCATTGAATGATTTTATTTGTTTAACAGATTTAAGTTTATGTACAAATACAGCTAGTGGTAATGGTAATTTAAGTTATAATAACACCACTGGTGAATTTGCGTTTACTCCTGCTGACATAGATAGTTATTTTACAAATGGTAATATTTGTAATTTGTATATGACAGGTACATTATGCGGACCTAGCACATTTACCATAGATCCTGCTGGCCATGGAGATAACACAGGAACTGTTGTAATTGCAGGAAATCTACAAATTGATGGTACTACAACTACTATCAACAGCACTACACTGGAAGTGGATGATGTTAATATTACATTGGCCAGTGGATCTGTGAATGCAGCAGCAAGTGATGGAGCAGGAATAACTGTAGATTTAGGAAGTGATGGAAATGCTACAATTTTATATGACGCTACAAATGATAATTGGAAATTAAACAAAGCATTGCATGTATCTGCTGATGGTTTTAATGGCGGTAGCGGAATATTTCAAAGCACCAATAGCGGTAATAGCATCACCATTCGTGGCGTAAACGGTGCAGGAATCAACGATAGTGCCTTTGTTCTTTTTGAGGATGGAACAGCTTCTAGGAACGCTTTTATTGGACTAACTGGCGATGCCGCTGGTGAGGGGGCTTTGCGCTTTGCCACAGGAGGCTTTACAGAGCGAATGCGCATCGACTCCAGCGGTAATGTAGGGATTGGGACAAGTAGTCCTCTTGCTAAAAACCATATCAGAGGCTCTGGCACAAGCGGACAAGTAACGGCATCGTGGATACTTGAAAACGCCCTATCTGGCACGGCTGGTATGGACATTACAGGTGCTGCTGGTTCAAGCCGCTGGCGTTTTCTGCGTAGTGGTGGAGCTAGCGGCACAAATACTATGTCTGAAGCTATGTCCATTATTTTAGAAGGCACAAGTGCTGGGAATGTTGGAATCGGTACGAGTAGTCCCAATGCTAAATTGGATGTCAATGGAACAGTTAAAGGCACACTTTTTGAGGGAAATGGAAGTAGTATAACAAACATATTTCATAAATTTACAACACCAACTACTTGGAGTGCCTCTTTTACTGCACAAAATGATGTTACAATCAGTGTATCATCTCAATTTGGAGTGCCTAGTACTGCGAAAGCAATACTGGTAACAGGATATTATCATATTAGTGGGTATAGTCAAGGTGGCGCTAATCAAGGCGATCATGCGTTAAGTATGTTTAAGGAAAACAATAGCTGGTCAGGATCATCACCGTGGAGTTTTACTACCAGCAGTGATACTGGCTGGGGATGTTATATACTAGAGCATGATGGTGATGCCAGTGGTTCTCCTCACTATTATGGCGCTTGGGGATATAATGGCATAATACCAATCAATGCAAACGGAAACATATATGGTAGATTGGGTGCGGGTCTTAGCGGTGGTACTCATTATAACACATTGTGGTGTTTTGGCTATTGGCTATAATTACGGAAAATGTCATGGAAAATAAAAATATTTTAGCAATTACAAAAAATACACCTACTACAGTAGATGATTTAAATATAGTAGAAGTTTTAGACGTTGAGTTTGGTATTAAATGTGCCCTTATCAATGATGAATTAATTTTACCAGAAGGCACAGCAATGCCTACTGATGAAGAAATAGCAACAGCAAAAGAGAATTTACTGGCAAAATACAATACAAACCTGTATGGAAAATATAGAGCCGTTGAATATCCCAATATTAAAGAACAATTAGATATGTTATATCATGATATTGTTAGTGGTAATTTAACAGCAGAAAACAGTACCTTTGTTGCTAGCATTGCGTCAATTAAAAACAAATATCCAAAATCAGAATAATACACTGAAAAATTTTATTAATCTACGAAATTAATATGTAAGGTAATAACAGGAGAAGTTGTTGCATCTAACACATCTTTTTTTTAAAAATACTTGACTTTTTATTTAAAAATAAATATAATTATTAATAGTTTGCTTGTAGACCTGTAAGGGTAGTTTATTGGACGCCGGTTCGATTCCGGCCACCTCCACCAAAACTTTTTCAATATATGGGGGTGTTCAGGTATTCGACAGTAAATGATAGTAACAGAGAGAGCAAATAGGGTGATGACCACCATCAACTTTATAATTGCAAACAACAGCGATTATTCTCCAGCTCAGGTTGCATTAGCAGCATAAGCTGAACGGGTTTAGGGAGTACCTGGGAACAGAAACTCCCTACCACAAAAAGGAAATATGTCTAAAAAAACAACAACAGTAAAAAATAAATTTAGTTTAAATGCTAACAAAAGAAAGCGTACAAGCCAAGGAAAAGGTCGTAATAGTAAACCTTTAAACAAGCACAAAAGGCGTAGCTGGAAACGTTATAGAGGCCAAGGTTAGTAAATTAAATTGATAAATACATAGTACATAACACAACACACAAAGGAGGCCAATATGTTAGTATATGATCGTCAAAGTTATTTTCAAGAGTATGGATCCCATCCACTTGCAAGTTATTACATTAGTGAATATAGAACAGCTAGTGAAGCAGAATATCATTTGTGTAGTTTTATAGATTCACATAAAGCAGATCAAACAATTATTAAATGGTTTCAACACTTTTGGAGCTATGTCACTAATGTTGCAAACAGTGTGATCTACGACGAAAAAAAAGAAATGGAAACCTATCTTTCTCAAGCACAAGATCTCACTGATTTAGAGCAAAGACAACGTAACTGGGATTCCCAAAAAAACAGAAATATATCTTTTTTAAACCATAAATTACAATATTCTTAATATGCCAATATATGAATATCAATGTGATAGTTGCAGTACAATAGTCGAACAGTTTGCTAAAAGTTTTAGTGACAGTTTGACAGATTGTACTGTTTGCAAAAAAGGCAAGCTAAATAGGGTTGTAAGCCGTAATAGCTTTGTTCTTAAAGGAGGAGGTTGGTACAAAGATTTGTATCAAAAACCTCAAGTAAAAGAGAAGAAAAATGCCTAATCCAAATCCTAAACAGTTTGCTTTGCTTTTTTCTTTAACACTAATGATGACATTTTTGATAATAGTGTCAAATGTTATTTAACACACATATACACACAGGAAAAACAAATGTTTACCACAGATACAATCAAAGACTTTCAAAAAACCTTTATGGGAGCCGCTATGACTTCACCATTTGAATTGCGTTTTAAAATTTTGGAAATGGCAAAACAGTATCTAGATGATGCATACAAGATGCAACATGAAATGGCTGTAAAAAACATGGAGTTTATGCAAGAACAAAATAAACTCACAGTAGATACATGGAAAAAAATCATGCCGGAAAAATATACCATGGAAGACGTTTTGCAAAAAGCACAAGAGCTTTATGGTTTTGTAGAAAGCAAAGACGGAAAAACAAAGTCTACTAAATAATTTTAGAAAACATAAACTAGGTAGTAATAGAAATATTACTACCTTTTCCTATCTTTTCAGGAATTTATTTATGAAAACCATACTTGCTGTAATTTTATTAACCTTTTTATATACAAGTAGTGTAAGTAATGATTTACATGTACATGATGTTGTTAATAAAATTAAAGAAAAAGTAATTGTTTATTACATCCCTCCCGAACCTGATCCCGTCCAATTAGAATGCATGGCACTTAACATATATTTTGAAAGTGCTCTAGAACCTCGTGAAGGAAAAATTGCAATTGGTCAAGTTGTACTTAACAGAGTAGAACATTCAGACTATCCTAATACAGTATGTGAAGTTGTAAAACAAGGAATCCACTATAACAATGGTTTACCAGTCAAAAACAAATGTCAGTTTAGTTGGTATTGTGATGGATTGGAAGATGAACCCTGGAAAGGCCATCGTTGGTATGAAAGTTATGATATAGCACATAAGTTGTTATCAGGATATCCTTTTTATGATTTTGCTGAAGGTAGCTTATTTTATCATGCTAGATATGTAAAACCTTGGTGGGCAAAACACTATGAACGTGTTGCAACAATAGGTCAACATATATTTTATCGCATGTAATAAAAACTATATTTAAATAAATATATGTATAATCCTTCGGGAATCAAGGAGTAATACATTGTACATATACAAAGCTAGGTTTATTAAAGCCACAGCTGACGGTATAGATGTATATTTAGATTTAGGCTTTTACATTTATATAAAACAGCGAGTTAAATTGTATGGAATAAAAATTAATCCAGAAAAACAAAAAGAAGCAGTTGATTATATAACTGATACTTTACATACATATGAATTTGAGGTAGAAACTGTAAGTAGTAAAAGAGGAAAAGTGGGCAGGTGTTTGGGTTCGATTTTTATACAAAAAACAGATAAAAAAACAAATATTGCTGACCAATTAATTGAGCAAGGTTATGCCGAAAAATTTAACACTTCTGAATAAATAATATAAAGTGTTAGGAGAGACAAATGTCAACAGAAGCATACGCTTATAAAAGTGATTTTAACAATGCTAGAGATTTTAGATATAGAGTTGTATTCACAAATAATCAAGCAGCAGGCGGGGTTGCAGCCCAAGGAAATTATGTGCCGCATAGTGCAGAAAGCTTAGATGCTGCAGGCACAGTAACTGTAAATACCAATGATATCAGCTTGGCTATAGAAAGAGGTAACATGCGGTTTGCATCTATCATTGCTGCATTAAGTGAAAATGAAAACCCAGTAGCAGTAGAAGCATTTGGCGATACTGTAGATGCAACTGGAAAATTAAATAATACTACATCTTTTACATTAAGTGTAGAATACAGCAGAGAGCCATCAGGATATCCTAACGGTACTTTGGTGACTGGTAGTACATTTATTAAAGACGCAATAGAAGCAAGTTTAGCAAAGCCTAATACAGGATTAAGACACAAATTTATTTCAGGTCAAGATCCTTCTACAATAAGAGAAGAAGTAACTGCAGATCCCATGGTTACACCAGCTGATTATGCTATAGTTGTAGATTCGCCTGCTGGCTCCTTTTAATTAATGATTTTTACATTTTTAGTATTTTTTACTGCTCTTACAATCAGTTTTATAGCAGCATGGTATTCAATTGCAGGGTTGATTGCAATTTTTGCTAGTGCTGCTATTCCTGTTGCAATTATGGGCTCTGCACTTGAAGTTGCTAAACTTGTAAGTGCAAGTTGGCTTTACCGCTATTGGTCTTACGTTCCTAAATTAATTAAATATTATCTTACTGG